TGGTGGACTTTTGTTGGGAGTTTCTTTACTTACAACAGGATTTACACTACTTGCTCAAAGTGGATTAAGTATAGGCGATGTAATAGATAAAATTACAGGTAATTTTGACGAGTTTGGTGCTGCATTAAAAAAAGCTAATGAGGAAGCGGTAAAAAATTCAGCTGCTGAAATATCAGGGATGAATGCTTTGGTTGCATCCGCTCAAAATGTAAATCTATCAATGAAAGATAGAAAAATAGCGGTTGAAGAATTACAGAAAACATATCCGGGTTATTTTGGCAATCTATCAAAAGAACAAATTTTAAATGGTGATGTAAAAACAGCTGTTGAAGGAGTTACTCAAGCTTTAATAGCAAAAGCGAAGGCACAAGCTTATACAGGTGAACTTGTTAAATTATCACAAGAAGAGTTTAAACTTGAAGAAGAACGAAATAAATTAATTCAAAAACAAATAAATTTAGAGAAAGCATTAGACTCTGTTCAAAAAAACATTGCATCGGGTTCAGGTCAAGCCGTTAGAGGTCTTGTAATGGCTTTGGATGATGTTAAAAGTTCTTTAATTGACAATCAAAATAAATTAAAAGCAAATGCAGAGGCACAAGCTAAATGGACTTCAAGAATTAACGAAAATGTAGCAGCTTCTATAAAGTTAAAAACAGAATTAGCAAAGCCTGTTAAAACATTTAACACACCACAAGTTGCAGGAGTACCTAATTTAATAAAAGCACCTTTATTTGACAATTTAAGCATCTCTACTTTTAACGGACAAATAGATGAATTTGGTAATAAAATAAAATCTTTACCTAATATAATACAATCAACATTTAAAATAATTCCAGAGACTGTTTCATCAGAATTAGCTCGAGTAACTGCTATTATGTTTGAATTTAGCAACGAGGTAAATGAATTAATACAAAACAGTATAGCGACTACATTTGCTGATTTAGGGAGCGTTATAGGTAACGCATTAGCAACTGGTGGCGATGTATTATCAGCAATAGGAACAGGGTTAATACAGTCTTTAGGTAGCTTCTTATCTCAATTAGGTGACAAACTTATAACTTATGGATTACTTTTAGCTGGTTTTGGTAAAGCCGAATTAGCCTTTAAAGTAGGCGACCCTGTTACAAAAATTGGAGCTGGTATAGCTATGGTTGCATTAGGTGTAGCAGCAAAGGCGGCAGGTGCAGCAGTTAGTGCTTATGGTGGTGGCGGACTTGGTAGAGGTGGTGGGGCATCAACATCCACAGGGGCAGGTGCAAACAATCAAAGTTTTTCATCGAGTGGTTTTAGTTCTCGTGGCGATGGCGGTGGAACAGTAGTATTTGAAATTGCAGGGCAAAAGTTAATAGGAGTTTTAAATAATACTTTAAATGCAAATAAACGTTTAGGAGGAACTTTAGGTTTAGGATAATGGCAAAAAAAATAATAATAGATTTTAGCGCACAGCCGGTTATTGATGTAGTTGGATTTAGTTATACCATTACAGTTGATTCATTTCATTTATATTATCCAACAGGTGATTTTGAATTGAAAGTTGATTTTATTGCTAATGGTGCTACACCAACAGAATTTTACGAAGTTGCAATAGGAACATCGCTTGATGAAACTTTACAGATATTATTAAGTTTTTTGCGTGAAACATATCAAAATGATTTAATAAATTATAGTGTTATTGATTCAACTATTGAAGTTTTAATACAAGCTGATGCTATTATTACCATTGGGGAGGATTTAAACGAAAATATTACTATTACTACTGAAGATGTTGAACCTTTTGGAACTAATTTAAAGTACTATTTATATTTTGATGATTATACTTTAAACATTTATAAAAGGAATTATCAAGGTACTGCTTCTGAAATATTTGGAACATTTATACTTAAAAAATCAAGTGTTGATACTATATTAGACCAAATAAGAGGAACAGGTTTAGATTTATCTTTAGAGGCAAATCAAACATTAACCTTTGATGAGTTTTTACTTGAAGATGAATTTACTTATAAGACTGAATTATTAAAAGGAAGTCAAATTATATTTGAAGGATATATTAAACCCGATGGATGCCAACAAAGTTTTGTTAATGATATTTGGTATGTTAATATTCAGAGTAATGACATATTAGGTGCTTTAAAAGACTTATCTTTTGTGCAGACAAATGGATTACCCTTTACTGGTAAAATGTCAGTTTATGATGTTATAAAAGGTTGTTTAGATAGAACACGTTTATCTTTAGATATAAACACAAGTGTTTACGTTGAATATATTGGTTACACAGGAACAAATATTTTAAAAGATATTTATGTAAATGCAGATCGTTTTATAAAAGACAAAAACGATATAATTATAATGGACTGTAACGAGGTTTTAACTTCGATGTTAAATTTATTTTCAGCGGTTATAACTCAACAAGATGGTCAATGGTGGATTTATAGACCGAATGATTTAGAATTAAACGGTTATACTGAATTTATAAATCAAACTACTAATGCTGTTTTTACAAAGAATTTAAATGCAGTTTTAGGAAGTCAAATTAATGGTTATTATCCTCATCATGCTGGAGCAAATCAACAAATAGAAATTAAAGGAGCGATATCAGCTTATCGATTAAATTACCAATATGGATTAGTAACTGGATTAGTTATAAATCCTACTTTTAATTTTGATAGAACTATTCCTCCAATGGAATGGCAAGAAGATCCAGTTTTTTATGATTGGACAACATTACCAACAGCCCCAGCAAATGTAATAGCATATCCACTTTTACAATCATTAACTCCAAGATTAACAATACGATCATTAGCTCCTGGATCGGGAACTTTTGAATTAATAGCTTCAAATGCTATCGCTGCTGAATTAGGTGAAACATTTACTTTAAATGCAAAAGTATATGTTCGTAAATATGGTAGCGATCCAATAACATATAAATTAAAAATAAAAACAAGTGATGGATATTATTTACATCAAAATAATTATTGGGTAAATTATAACACAACTTATAGTTTAAATATTTCTTTTAGTGGAGAACCAAATGCTTATGGTGAAAAATATGGTTCTTTTAAATTTACAACTCCACCACTAATTAATGATTGCACGTTTCAAATTATAATATGTACCATAGGAGGTAGTTATGATGGCATTGCAGGATATACTTCTATTGATATATTAAGTAATATTTTAGAAACACAAGGATTAGTTGGTGAATTTCATACAGTTACTCGATTATTACCTCCAAGTTCAATTACTAAAGAAAATCAAAAAGTATTTAATGGTGATGGCATTGCTTCTTTAATTGGTTCTATATTTAAAGATGATTTAACTACTTTAACAACTTTTTGGACACGAAAAAATAAGTTTGAAAATCTGCCACTATTAGGAATTTCAGCAATGGATGACTTACGCATTCAATCAAATCCTATTAAACTATTTACCGGTGATGTTTATGGATATATTCCTTATTTTTCTGTAATCACTATTGATAATATTGTAGGATTATTTATGCCTATTGAATGGGATTATGATTATAAAAATAATATCACAAGAGTAAAATTATTACAATTTTATAATACTGATATCGCAGACATTCAATATACAATCAGTCCTGATTATGGAAATAATACTGTTAAACCAACAATTAAGGGATAATAATTAAAAAATATTTATATCTTTGAAATATGGAATTTTATAAAGGTGAAGATCGGATTTTATACGTTAAATATCTCGGTAATTGGTTGCCAGTCGGATGTTTATCAAATAATTCATTTTCAGAAAGTTCTGAAATATTGCAAACAACTACCAGAGATAATAATGGTTGGAATACAATAAGACCGACAAACCAAAGTTATAATATTTCATTTGAAGGGTTGCAAATTAATACCACTATGGCTGGAGGTATTTTTACAGTTGCCAGTTATGACCGATTGAAATTACTTAAAAGAAGTAAAACTTTATTAGATTGGAAAATACAAGGAACTGTTTACCCTACTGTTGACTATGGTAAAGGTTATATAACTGAAATATCAGAAGTTAGTTCGGTTGATGACTTGCTAACTTTTTCAGGTACATTAACAGGTTATGGTGAGCCACAAACAAGAGGATTGGGTGAATATGTGTTAAATAGTGGTGATCCTGACGAAATTTTAGTAACAAACACAGATGCTAACGAATTTATAAGAACAAGCGATGCCAATTAATCCAAACGATATTACAACAATTAGAGTAGGTCAGTTGCCAATAGGTGATATTGCTTTAGATAGTATATTGCCAGTTGAGAATGATACTATTTTAGAGCAGATTACAGGTCAGCAATTAGTTAATTTTGTGAATACAAATGCTAATGCATTTCAATTTGAAATTAAAGATTTATGGGTTTCTCAAGCTTATATTGATGACAATTTTGACGAAACAGGATTAGGAGTTGATTTAATGCTTGGCTATGCTATATGTAATGGTCAAAATGGCACTCCTAATTTAGATGGATTAGTAAGCATAGGTTATGGAGTAAACTATCCAGTTATAAAAGCCGTAGGTGGCTCTAAAAATGCAGTTGTAGTTGAGCATCAGCATTTAATGTTTGCTCCTAATAATGGTGGGCAAACAAATATCGATATAACTTCAATAGATTATGTTGCAAGGCGAGGTTCAGCTGGTGGTGATAATGATTACAGATTAGTTAAACCAACAGATGGATCACAAGCAACAGTAGGTCTTTCAGGTTTAACTGGAGTTAATGGAAATAATAAAAATATGCAACCTTATATGGTATTATTAAAAATAATGAAATTATAAAAACATGGCAATAAATCCAGATAATATTACAACGATAAGAGTTGACCAATTAGCACCAGCGACTTTAGATTTAACAAAATTAATTCCTGTTGCTGAAACAAATGGAGATTTAAAACAGTCTTCAATACAAGCACTAGCAAATTTAATAGCCACAACAATAGAAGCTAGTGGCGGTGTTGGTTATATTGCTATTTCTATTTCGGATGGTCAACAGTTGCCTGATGTTCCTGAAAATCCGAGCTTCTTTTTAGCTGGTGCTGGTACTTATTTAAACATTAATGGTTATCCTAATATTATTTGTACGGATGAACTAAATGCAATTATGAGTTTGGAAGACCATTGGGAGTTGGCGGTTGGAATACCTATTGTTGCAGAGGTTGGAGTTCAAACTGTTACTGGTTCGGCAGTTGATAATACTGATCCATTAAATCCTGTTATTAATAGCACTGGCGGTGGCGGTTCTCAAACACTTGCTCAAACACTTGTTTTAGGCAATACAACAGATGGACAAGATATATCAATTTCAGATGGCGATGCCGTTATATTAGATAATGGAAGTAAACTTATAAAAGGAACAACCGATGCAGAGGATGGTGGTAATAAAGGTATAGCGTTAAGATGTTCAATCGACTATGAATTAAAGTGGGAAGCTGGGCGTTTATATGTTATGGAGCAAGATGGTTTTGCTATTCGAGCAGTCTTAAATAACTTTACAAACATTCCAACTAATACTGATGATATTAGTAAAGGATTTGTAGTTGGTAGCAGTTGGGTTTTAGACAATGGAGATATATATATATGTACAGATAGAACTCTTAATAATGCTGTTTGGGTGCAAAAAGGTGGCATAGGAGATGTTTTAGATATTAATCAAACTGCTATTGAAAAACTTATAGATTTTAGAAGTATTGATGAAAATGCAATTAATATTATAGACAAATCGGGTCTTACTATTGAAACATTTGATGGTGGTGGTGTAACGTTACTTACCCAAAGTTTAATCAATTCTAATAAAATAGATATGACTTTATATGATGGAGCTGGGGCATTTGTAAAGTCAATAAGAAGAAATTATGAAAGTGACAGATACGATAAAGGTAATTTTAGCACTAGTGTTACTTATAACGACCCAACTGGAAATGGTGTTATTAAATTTCCTAATGTGGTAAATGCAACTAAAACATTAGCTACCTTAGATGACATTCCTTCAACATCTACTTTCGTTCCTTATACTGGAGCAACTGCTGATGTTGATTTAGATGCTTTTTCTTTAAATGCTAAATCGCTTCACGTAAAAGGCACAGGCGGTGCTGGGCATTTAGGATTAAAACATCAAAGTTCAAACATTTCGGCATCAGCTTCCGAAAGTTCACTTGGAGCAAATAGTAGCGGTAATCCTATTTGGAAAAATGCGAGTAATGCTATTCAAAACATACTTACAAACGATAATATTGTTGAAACAATAACAAATGGCGTAACTGATAAAGCACCAAGCGAAAATGCAGTATTTGACGCTTTAGCTTTAAAGCAAAATGTAGTTAGTGGTGTTTCAGATACTGAAATAAGTTATTTAGATGGGGTAAGAAGTTCTATTCAAGCACAAATAGACGCTTTACGTTTACCTATTGCTATTGATACAGGTAATAGAACGCATACAGGAACAGTAGTTGAAACCGTTGTGGCTTCTTTACAAATACCAGCCAACACGCTTGATGCAGTTTGTAATCTTTTTATGCCTTTAGATTACGGAAAAACATCAGCTAATACTGTGCCTATAAGACTTTATAGAAACACAACCAACAGTATAAGTGGAGCAACCCAAATAGCATTATACAATACAGGAAGTAACAGAAACGGTGGGTTTTTGCGTAAAATGTTAGTTAGAGGTACTTCTTTAGATTTGTTAAGTTCTGCAACAACTTCAATAATTTCAAATATGAATGTTGATTTGTTATTTACGGCTACCGATACTCAAACTATTGTCCCAAGTGGTAACATTTGGATATTGGTTACAGTAACTTTAGATGCAGTAGGAACAGTATTCACAACGAAATCTTTTACAATAGAAAAACAAAAGTTAGGATAATATGAATATAATAGTAGACAAACAAACAGGAGCAGTATTGTACGCAAGTTTAATAGATTTAGATTTGCCAGAAACACAAGATGCAATTCCTTCGCCAAACGATTACGAGATAACACCTAATTCAGTTTATAACTTTGAAACACAAACATTTTATGAAAAATCGGAATAAATTTCACTACATAGGCGGATTTGCCTTTGCTTATACTATCGGTAACGCTACTGGTGTTTATGACTTCTATTTATGGCAAAAGATAATAGGTAGTATAATAGTAGGATTAATACTTGGTATGGGTATGGGTGTTACTTACGAGTTTTATAAAAATGTAGTTTTTAAAAATCCAATAGATGAAACAGATATTTATAGAACTGCAATAGGTTCGTTATTTGGTTTTGGACTTTCAACACTTGTTCCTGATTTAAAAGTAATAAGTGTTTATTTATTTATTTTTTGTTTGATATTATTTCTATTAGATACTATTTTTGCAATTATAAAAAAATACAAAAAATGATTTGGTTGTTAGAAAATTGGGTTGCAATAATTAGTACAATATCAATTCCAATAGCTTGGGTATTTGGTGGCAAACAAGCAAAAAAAGTAGAATTAAAAAATAGTAATGGCGATTTTTTAACTAAAGTGCAAGGCATTTACGAGGGTTTAGTTGACGATTTAAAAGCTGATAGGGATATGCTTAAAAATTATAATCTAGAGCAAGACAAAAAGATTGATGAACTTCAAACAGATTTTAAAGGATTACAAAAACAATTTAACGATTTATATTTAGCATACGCCAAAGAAGTTGAAGCGTCAAAATATTGGAAAGATAAATTTGATGAATTAGAAAAAAAATACAACCAATTAGAAGCAGACCACGAAGCACTTAAGAAACAATTTGAAACTTATAAAAAGTCGCATAAATGAAAATAGACCAAAAAGGTTTAGACCTTATCAAAGAGTTTGAAGGACTTAGTTTGAAGCCATATTTATGTAGTGCTAAAGTGCCTACTATTGGCTACGGAAGTACCTTTTATGAAAGTGGCGCAAAGGTACAAATGACTGATAAACCAATAACAAAAGAAAGAGCAGAGGACTTACTCGAAATAGTTGCTAATAGATTTGCAACAAGAGTCTTTACAATGCTTAAAAAACCAGTTACACAAAATCAGTTTAATGCCTTAGTATCTTTTGCTTTTAACGTTGGTTCTGGAGCTTTATCATCATCCACTCTATTAAAAAAGGTTAATGCAAATCCAAAGGATTTAACCATTAGAAATGAATTTTTAAAATGGAATAAAGCTGGTGGTGTTACATTAAAAGGGTTAACCAATAGACGAATAAAAGAAGCTGATTTATATTTTACTCCATAAAGTAGTGATATTCACTACTTTTTTTTGTAAGTTTGAATAACTAAATTAAACTTATGAGCATAAAAGGCAATCAAAACGCTGCTACTTATAAAAAAGATATTATTTTATCATTTATAAATAAGTTCCCAAAGGCAACAACAATGGCTATTTCAAGATTAATTTATGATAAGCATAAATTAGACTTTAGTTCACTTGATACTGTCAGAACCAATGTAAGAAGATACAGAGGTGAAAATGGTAAAAATAACTCTCCTATTTCTAAAGCTGGTGAACGTACCGAAATTCAGAAAAAACAATCTATTAGCAGAGTGATAGACTTACCCAACAGCGATTACGAAAAATGCGAAGCCTTTATAATTCCAAAAGGCCAAAATAATATTTTAATCTTAAGCGATATTCATTTTCCTTACCAAGATAACAAAGCACTTGAATTGGCTATCAACTACGGACTTGAAAATAATGTAAATGCAATTTATTTAAATGGTGATATTGCAGACTTTTATCAATGTAGCCGTTTTACAAAAGATAGACGATTGAGAGATATGGCTGGAGAGTTAGAAATGGTTAGAGCGTTTTTAAAAATGATGCAAGATTTATTCAAATGCCCTATTTACTATAAAATCGGCAATCACGAAAAAAGATACGAGGATTATTTAATGATTAAAGCTCCTGAATTATTAGGGATTGACGATTTTAAACTTGAACAGTTATTGAGATTTAGGGAGTTCGGTGTTACATTGGTTAAAGATAAACAAATGGCTTTAGCGGGTAAACTTCCAATATTACATGGGCACGAATGGTTTGGGGGATTTGCACCTCCTGTTAATCCAGCGAGAGGGTTATTTTTAAAAGCTAAAGAAAGCTGTTTGGTTGGGCATCATCATAGGACTAGCGAACATACAGAAAAGAGTTTATCGGGTGAAGTTACAACAACCTGGTCAACTGGATGTCTTTGTGGGTTAGAGCCTGAATATGCGCCTTATAACAACTATAACCATGGATTTGCTCACGTTAAAATTGCAAATGATGGTAACTATGAGTTAAAGAATATTAGAATTATCAATTATAAAATAGTTTAATATGGCTGATATAGAAAAATGCAACGATATACATTGCCCTTCAAAAGAGTACTGTTACAGATTTACTGCACCAGCATCAGAATATTGGCAATCATACGGAATATTCAACAGAGAAAGCGACGCAGATAATTGTGATATGTTTTGGGCAAATGGTAAAGAATCAAACAAGTGCAAACTGAAAGGAGTTAAAAGAGAAGGAGAAATTTGCAATTTAAACTATTGTACTTATCCAAAATGTGTAAAAGATAATTATTGTGAGTACTGCCATAAAGTAGAGGGAGAACACAAAATGAGCTGCCCAACACTTAAGATTCAAATTAACTTATAACTTTAGTCCCAAATATTTAATAAATTAGAGACGAAATGTAACTTATAAGTTACCAATCGTCTAAAGATAAACCTTAAAAAATGAGGTTTTAATTTACATAAAAAGTAATAATATGAAAACAAACGGAAACAATATTTTATTAATTGCCTTATTAGGTGCGATATTTTTAACTTCTTGTGGATCACGAAAAGTAGCCAAGTCAGAAACCAAAGAAACTGAAAAGACAGAAATTAAAACAGAAGAAAAAACCGAAACAAAAGTAACTGACAACACTAAAATAATTGACACTTCTTCAACTGATGAAATAGAGATAAGTCCGATATTTGATACATTACCTATGGTTGTGAATGGAATAACGTACAAAAACGCTAAAATAAGACGCAAAAAAAGTAAAAACAA